GGGTGCCCTGCGACGCTTCCAACTGGTTGGATGCCAGAGTCAAAGTGTCGGGGGGCCCCCCTCTGACGGGGAGACCCCGTCCTCACGGAATCGTTAGATTCAATAGGTCGAAGACCTATTCCCGCATAGTCCTCGTTAAAGGACTACACGCCTGTATTTTAGTTTGGCAGATACAGGACGCCCCGCGCGTAGCAAGTGCCTCGGATCCTCGTTGAACGGGGTCCAAAAATACTTGCGAAGTGCAGCATCACCATCAATCTCGTCCCATGGCAGTTCGTAAACTGGCACACAGGCGTAGATAAATGGGCGATGGAGAGAGAAATCGAAACCCGGATAAACCGCGTCTCCGAAACCTCTCTTTACCAGCGCTGATGTTGCGTGCTGGGGGTCAACTTCAGGGAAGGGGATAATACCCTCGATGAAGTTGTCCAGCTCTGTGACGAATTCCGTGGGCCCGTATTTCTCGAAGTACAGGTTCCGGAATGCTACAATCGCCACAACTTCTTCTACATCGCGGCGACTGGTCGGGAGATCTTTGCGAACACGTACCGGGTTTACCGGCGTGCCTCGAAAGTAATCTCCACCGCAGCTTTCACGGAAGTTTCCCTCCGTGAAAGACTTTCGGTTGTTGACCTTGAGACCAAAAGCCTCAAGCAACTCGACACAGTCATTGGCAGCGTACGATGGGACAATGATGTCATCACCATACACTCGATACGTCGAAGTGTGAACCCCGTCGTACCGTCTCTTGGCACGGCTCATAGCCATCCGGGCGATCGTCGCGAAGACGAGCGTCTCAATCGGAAAGGTTAGAGCTGACCCCATAGACGCGAATTTCCTGAGAAGCACGCTAGTGCCATCGGGAAGCTCGGCAGTCATCGATCTACAACTCAGGATCGCACCGAGAAGGTGCGGATTCCAACGGAAGAGATCCTTGACTACGCGAAGAGAGACGCGATCACTGGCCTCAGAAAGGTCAATGGTCGCAAAACTCCCATCAATGGACCCGGCGCGAGCAAGCTCGCGATTCGGTTCCTGGTACACGTACGAAACCGAAGGGTGGAAATTCATCCACTCTTCGAACAGGGCTTTCAGACCCTGTTGAATGAACTGGTTGTACACCGGTTCAATCGTGATCACACGTGGTGTCTTCGCCGTTTTAGGGACACAGACCACCCTAGCAGGTGGTTCGGTCCCGGGGGGGTGCAGTTCGAGCCCGTCTACGTCTTCGACGAAACGGTGCTCTAGGTATTCGTGGGCTGGGAAGTAGGCATCGAGCCTCTCTGTCCAGCCCCGAGCCAGCCACTTGGAATTGCTCCCAAGTTTGTCGGCTACTGCACCAGGACCATGCTTCGAGTCAGAAAGGAATCCGTCCTTAAAAAGGAAGGATTCCATTCGACCGAAGTAGGTCCCCCATAGCTGACGTGACATCTTCTGAAACTCCTCGCGGAGTTCAGAAGGTGTAGTCGTGTCAGATATGGATTCATCCGTGGACACAAATTGCCGTAGCGCGCTATCTACCTTATCCTGGGTAGGTAGCTTCTTCAGCTTCCCGTGCAGATACGAGATCTGCCGGATAGCGCGAATGGCATCTGTGTCGGGATGTGCCAAGAGAACGCC